TTATTATTAGAAGTATCACCTGCTCGTCCTAGACTAAAGTCGTTTACTAGATCTAGGTTAGTACTAAGAATAATTTTCCATTCTCTAGTTTCAATATTATAGCGAAGACCAAAGTTTAAATTATTAGAAACAACATTAACTATTTCAGCCTCAAGTGCTGGCGGAAGATTGTTTACAAATTTTGGAATAACTCTACTTGCGACAGCTCCAGTCGGAATAAAATCACTGAACAGTACTGGTCCTACAACAAGGTCTTCAACTCGACCGGCATTGGTACCATCTCCTGAAATTTTAACTACTTTGGTCCATAGTCTATCTTTTTGCTCATAGTCATTAGTATCTATATTAACTATTTTGTTGTTTTTAAATGCCTTGCCTGCCGGAGGATTAAATCTAATTAGTGTGCCGGGTTCTAAGTAACGTAGACTGTTTGTAGTATATGTTGGCCCTACTTTATAAAGTTGTGTGCCGTCGACTGAATTTTTAAAATATCCAGATGACGAATTAACATCAGTTGATAGTTGATTCCACGATATATTGTTATCTGTAAACAAAATTTTATCAAACTTTGTTAGATAAAAATTGTAAGTATCTGCTTGTGTAAAAATAGGTTCGACGCTATTTCTAATAAAGTTTAAAATATCAATTTTATTTGAGTATTTGAAAGATAACGATCTTTCAGTTTCCTGCTTGTAGACTAGGCCGTCGTCGGCAAATACATTAACTGACCCATATCTTCCGCTAGCATCAATAATATCAAAGTTTCTCGAAATACCGCTTGATATTCTGTTAACTGCTTTAATTTTTAAAATGTCTTGACTGCTAGACAACGGCGCTAGATTATAATCTTCGCCGGTAATCATTCTGTTTTGTGTGTAATACGTTGACGGTGCTTTAGTTCTAATACTGTCAACAGATTCAGTCTCTGAAGAATTAGTTACTGAATATTTTAAACTTAATGTAATTGATAATGTGTGAACAACGCCTTCTTTGTTTAGATAAGGGAAAGCGATAGTTATTCCTCGCATTTCTGAAGGAGAAATTTGATACGATAATCCGTTGCTGACTCTATAATAAACTCTAAAATTGCCTTGGGGTAGATTACCGTAAACTCCGTCAGCAAATAGTAGATCAATACGATCACTTTCTTTTGTTACAACAGAATAGATATTTCTAATATTTTTTGAGATACTATTATAGGCAATGTTGTTGCCTGTCAGACTAGGTGCCTGAACCCATAATGCTTGTTGCTCGCCAGTTGATCCTAGTCCGTATAACCATACATCATTGTTATTGATGTTATCGCTATCTACTGATACTTTTTCGTTAGTGGTAGGAACCGCAATAGCAAAGTCTGCTAATTCTAAACTTCCTTGTTTAAACAGTAGATAGAATCCAGTGTTTGCGCTGCCTGCGCCTTTGCCGTCTTGTCGGAAAACAAATCCTAGTTGATTACCAGGAACTGGTGGTTCTTCGTATAGGTCTTCAGAATCCTTAAAGCTAGTGCTGAGAATTTCAAAAGCCATATTTCGACCCGACACTACTTTATTAAAAGTAAAAATAGGCACATCGGTAGACACAGTGTTAAATCTATATTGGTCTGTAGTAAATCCTTGGATTACCGCAGTTCCTTGGCTACGTCCAATTTCTGTGTTGTTAGCCATTGCCGCATTTATTACAGAAGTAAACTGCTCTAACCAATTAGGATTTGTTGGATCATTCCACACAATTACCTGATTTGAAAGATTTTTTCCGTTACTGTCTAGAATAACTTCTGTGGTACTAACTGTGTCAAATTTTAATAAACCAGACGACGGAATATTTCTTTTAGCGTTGTAGGAAAGCATACGAGCAATTCTTAAAACACTTTCTTTACGCTCGGCTAATTCAATGAAGTTTTCTCTAGATGCTAGATCAATACGGAACGCAAGACTCTGTCCAAGGAACGCAATAGCGTCAATTAACGCAAGATATTCTGAGCTTTCAACATAGTCATTAAAGTCTTCTGGATAATTTTCACGTAAGTAGGTAAGGATAACACGACGAAGGTTTTCAAAGTCGTAACTTTTGAAATCAGCGTTCTTAAATGTCTGATAGATTCTAGTCCAATCTTCGGCTAAAATTAAATTATTTTGTCTACTAGTCGTGGTCATTTTCCGTTCCTATACTGTATTTAACCGTTTTATAAAGTGGGTGTTTTATTGTATACCAAAGTTAGCTCTATCAAATTCAAAGGTCATTCTTTCGTTAACATTAAACGGTAGATAGATAAGGTCTGCGCTAATTTGAATTCCTTGATCTGTAGTATCAACTGATACTTGTTGTACAGCTATGCGTGGGTCATAGTTGATAATTTCTTCAACATCTTTAGTGATTAGTTGTTTTACTTCTTCGGTCATAGGTTCAAATAACAGATCCCAAATAACTGTACCGAAGTCGGGATTCTCTAACTTTTCTCCCTTTTTAATATAAAAATGATTTATAAGATCTTGCTTGACTAGATCAATATCGTACAATTTAAAATTGTTTTTAGATTCTTTTGAACTAAAACCCTTATAGGTAAAACTGCCAATATTAGCATTACCGATGGATGCTTTATTAACTGCTACTGCTTTTTGATTATATAATTTATTAGCCATTTTATGTTTCCCTATCCGTGTTTTCCGGAGTTAGTAAATCTGGTGCTAGATTTTCGTGAAGTGTCCACGGTTCATGCATAGGTATGCGTTTAATAATACTGCTGATTGTACCTTCTTGATATTTCTTTTTCCATCCTGCTTCAACAGAAGTTAACGGATTTTCGTGTACCGGCAATGCTGTTATTGCTTTAGCTGAAGCTGCGGCAGCAGCTCCTGGACCATTCATATGAATTTGAGCTGCGGTTTCAGTATGATTCCCGCCACTCTTAATATCTGTAGTATCGCCGGCTGTAAATTTATTTGCTCCGCCCGAGTTTAGATCAAAATTTTCAGAGGTTGTAATTTTAGTATTAGCTCCAGCAACAACTTCAAATTCAGCACCAACTGTAATCTTACCGTCAGCTCCAGCAAGGACTTCAAAATTCGTAGTGGCTTCAGATCGAATTCTCCCATCTACTGCTTTCATGTTTATGTTTCGACCAGCTTCGAAATTAATATCTCTATCGGCTCTGATGTTAAGATCGTTTTCGCTATGAATAGAAATGCTGTCAGCTGAATAAATGTCAATTTTACCGTTAGATGTTAATTCTATCCAAGCGGTTCCTTTAGCATTTCCTATATAGATTAAATCTTCGGAGTTGTGTAATAAAATCTGATGGCCAGTCCTTGTACGAATTCTAACATGTTCTCCATAAGGAATATTTGGTGTTCCTTTCTCGCCTGCTAATAAGTCTGCGTATTCTGCGCCGCCTTCGCCTGCTGGAGTTTTACGTTGATATTGATCGTCACCGTCATCCATTACAAACTGCGTTCCTCCCATTCTGCTGATAGGAACTGTATTTGTTGATCTAGTTTGTTTTTTACCTAAACTAACTCTTTTAGAACCTTCTCTACGATCCTTTGGTCCTGGTGTTGAAATTCCAAATACCATATTAGGCACACCGCGACGCATACTCGAAGTAGTAATTCCTCTAAAGTCATCTTCCAACAGTCCTTGCTCTAAAAATATATCAGCGATAGGGTGGACTGGTCGTTTAATTTTATCAATATCTGACCCTGTTGAATTATCGTTATTAAGCCTATTGATTTCAGCTACAGGTAAAAACATACCTTGCGTATATTCGTATTTTGTTTTGTCTTCTTTAGATATATCAACATTTTCAGAAGCCGCAATACCAGGAATCATATGGTTAGCAAATCTATCCATTACACATCCAACCCAGAACCCTTCAGCTGCGTTTCCTTCAACAAACATCACTAGTACGGTTGTGCCTACATCAGGTGGTACAAAACTAAAACCGTAGGATTTTTGTGTATCATCCCAACCTGACTGTGTGCCGTTTTTTGCTTGAGTATTATTACCCATGAAATCGTAGCTAGTAGATCCGTAAAACGGATTGGCATATTTTACAGCATAAGTTTGCGAACTATCGTTTGCGTCATTACCGTCGGCCCTCAATAATGTAACTTCTAAAGTTCCCATAAATGCCGGATCAAGATGGCCAACAACTTTGGCCATGTATATGCCTTTGTCTAGCCTAGGCGATACGCTTGCTGATTGTCTAATATTTTCTGCCATAGTATGTTAGTCTGTTTTTTCCGGTGGTGACGTTGGAGTTTCTTGTTTGTTGCTAGGTATAATAGCAAACGCTTTGCTATCTGGCCTCTGTTCGCCGATGCCTTCAAAGTCACTAGGTTGTTTTTGCATTCTTGTTAACTTTAAACTCTGTGTAAACAATCCATCTTTGAAATAGTTTTCAATTTTAATAATTTTAAAAATTCCGCTAAACGGACTTACTCCTTGATTCTTAAAATTGTATAAACCAGTTTCTGGGTAGACATCTGTAGGAGTTCTAAATGTAACAAATATATAAACGTCTGATCCGTCATAGGTCATTGTTCCATCGGAGTTAATACCGTCTTTAAATTCAGGAGCAAAATAATTAGCTATCCCGCTATCTACAAGATAATATGTGTCGCCTAGTATCTCCATGTCGGCGTTGATCATATCGCCGCTGCCGCCTTGTAAAAACGCATCTTGAAACTGTTGCGCAACTTCTTTAGATACATTTGATTCACCGGTAGGATCTTGTGCGCCGTTTGAGAGTTTTGGGCCTGTTTTTCCTGTTCCGGTTTGTGATACTAGGCCGGCACTGTTTGTCTCGTCGTTAATTTTTGTACGTTGTTCAGGATCATTAGAAGTATTCGACGTTCCTTTGTTAGCAATATTTCTGTTGTTATTTTCTTTTGAAGGTTTAGTGCCCGTAAAGAACATATTATTAAATTGAAGATTGAACTTTAAAATATCTTGGTTCTGTCCGGTATAGATGTAATTATAATTTTTTACAATTTTTTTAGTTAACTGTTTATATCCCGGCGGCACAGCGCCTGCTGCTGAAAATATGCTGCTATGAACTTTATATGGAATAACTCTAAAAATTATATGTTTCGCAAAGTCACCGCGCTTCGAATCAAATTGTTTTAGTTGAATCTGTACATCAACTTTAAACCAATAAACTTCACCAGTTGGATTTTTCTTTGTTTCGTCGAACACTGAATAGACATATCTACTGTTTAACACAATTGAAGTAATCATCTGTGTAATAGTTTGTCCTTGGGTAAACATCAATGTTCTGCCCTTTGGCGACAATCTAACACTACCTCTATCAATGACTCCGGTAGTGTCATCGTAAGCATCACCTTCGTTAGACATAGGATATGTTCCGCCGGATTTTATATCAAAGTCTAGCGAACTTAGCCCAATAGCATTCCCGCCAAACTCAGTTGGTGGTGTTGGATCATACCCGGGCATTATATTGCCGTCATCGTCTTTAACTGCAAAACTAGCAGCATTTGTCGACAACAACGGAGCCGGAGGATTATCTACAGCACTAGTCGGAAACCAAACAAAATATTTGTCTGGGAAGAATTGTTTTTCGTCTTTGACTAACTGATCTTGTTTGTCGTTTAATACATTAACTAAACTTTTTTGACCGGTTACTAACACTTCTCTAACTGAGCCGCCTTCTAGACTAATATCTGTGTAGGTCTGATTAATCAAATTACCAAATCCTAAATGATTATAAGGTATGGCTTCAACTTTATACGTACTGCCTTGTTCGTTTACATCAAAGGTTACTTTTTTTAACTTACAAACAAAATATTTGGTTAACTTATCTTGTCCTTTAGTTGGTTGTCCATTTTCAGTGTAGCCTTGAAAATCGAGTCTTAATAGATAAGGACAGTTATCCATGTAGTTTGCGTATCCGGCTTCTTTCGCGGCAATCTGCATACTTTCTAACAACAATCCCATTGAATACGGTTCAAAAATCTCCCAGTTAAATGTTATAGAATTACTATTACCTGTTTTAGTATTTGGTGCTAACACCGAGGTCATTTGAAAGTTATTAACATAATACTCCGGAGCTCCGGATGTAGTTCTAGGTCGTTTTTCATCATATCGGCCGCCTGACGAAAAAACAATATTTGACAGAGCTCCAGGCTTACCGCGATAGGAAGCTGGGTTATTAAACTGCTCTGGTGTTAAGCAAGCAAAAGTCCACAGTGGTGCGTAAGAAGCAAATTTTTCTAACGGATTCATATAGTGCTGAATGCCATTTACTGAAATAGTATTGTTGTCAGATCCCGATGAGCCAGTTGTTCCGTTGAATGCGTTTACTACATTGCTAGCACTGTTAATCAATGCTGTTGCTGAATTTGCTTTTAGACCAGTTGTAACGGCAGCAAAACCTTGATTCAACGAGGTTGCTAAGTTAGTTACTGTATTCACAGCTCCTAGAGTACTAAGAAGATTAAATGCCATTATACCCCCAAGTATCTTTCAATATTAGATTTCTTAGGAAGAAAAATTTTTCTGCCGGCTACAAAATCATAAATTGGATCTCTAAGAATACTCATGTTACGCTGAACAAATACCCACCACAATTTTGAATCTCCGTACACATCATAGGCTAATAAGTCAGGCCTATGTTTATACTGTGGTTCGATGGTGTATTGAAAATCGTCAGGCTCGGCAGGTACTGGTCTAATGGTCATTAGATCCAAATATAAATTGTTTTGGGTTGTTAGTGCCCAAGGGCTTGATTTAGAGTACGCTGCCATATTAGATCATTCCTACTTCTTTTCCAGCAGCAAACTTTTGAAGACTGAACTTTCTTAGTCGCTCTCTGTTGTAAATTGGTGATACAGTAACGGATATAGTTGACATTATCGGAACCCATGTAGGGCTACCGTATGCTGTACATTGAACATAGTTAACATCATCTTTAAAATCTACGCTAAAACTTTTAATCACCACTGGTACAGAATTAAAAATGTTAGCACCGTAACCTGTTAGTTGACAAATTACCGGAGGATTACCGGCGTATTGTCCTTGTCCATAAAACATTTTAGTAGCTGTTCTAAAGAAAGTAGTAGCGGCTATCCAATAGGCAGCATCAGTTTCAGTTTCGCAGCTGAATTCTCCCGATATCTGAATATCTTCTACCTGACTGTTTTTGTACGACTGATAAGGAAAGTTATTATGTGTGGGCTCAGACGATGTGTAATTTGCTTTTGTAGACAGTGTAATGTTTGGAAGATATGGCCAAACTACTCCGACGGTTGCTTTTAACCTTGAAAATATTGGAGAACCAAACAATGTGTCAAAATCGCAGTTGATACGAACACGCCAATCATTAGCAGGAGTAGAAGTTAGTCTTACTTGAGATCCTAATTGCTGAAACAGGTCGGCGCCATTAGGTATATTTTTACCTCTAAACAGACTAAGCAGATTATTAATTTGTCCGGCTGCTGCAGATACTTGCCTAGCAACTCCTAATAGGCCAGAACCCAAGCCTCCCGAACTAGCAATGCCGCCTGTTATTTTATTGAGAGCATCGCCTGCGCCAGCAGCAATGTTACTCACTGACCCGGCAATACCACCTACTGCAGCGCCAATGCCGCCAGCACTGCCCAAAGCTCCTTGTAGCCTTCCTGTTACGTCAGTAAATGCTCCGCCTAATGCTCCCGATGCTTGGCCTAACCCACCGCTTAGAGACGATACTGCTGACCCTATGCCTGCTGTTAGTCCATTTAATCCTGATCCGATACCGCCGCCTTTAGATGCTACTAGGTTATCAAGTTTTGATTTAGCAGCATCAGTACTGTTAGCAATCGCCGAAGTTGGAGAAAATCCCGACTCTCCGGGCAATACTCCTGCTGTAGCTTTTTCTACGCTGGCTGATACTGTACTAGCAGTAGCAGTAATAAATTTTGCTAAGGGTGACGGTGGTAAGGCCATTTTGGTATTATTTCCTTGTTATACTCTATTTATTCTTGGAAAAATGTGCTATTATATAAGTACTCGAGGAACGATAGATGACAATTATACAACCACCAAAGATTAAGTACTTAACGAATAAAGACCTTTTAAGAGAAATACACCTAAGCAAAAATACATATTGTACATATATTCAGCCAGAATATTCAGAATACGATATGATAGTTACAAGTTTATCAAAGCTAAATGTTAGAACCGTAGCCGAAGCTAAAAGAACTAAAGCGGCAATACTAAGCAAACAAGCGTATCAAAAAGCACAGCAATTAGATAAAAAAGTCTCTGCTAAAGACTTTGAAATTGACTATAAAAAAATCAAAAAGCAAGACTTAGTTTTTAGAGTAATGACATTTGACCACGTGCCGTTAGCGCCAGGTCGAAAAAAGACATTAAAAAATACTGCTGATAGCCACGAAAAAGTTAACTTCCCTCCGTTCCAACACTGGAAATACGATGAGAACGATAACTTAATCTGTGTAGGAAAATCGCATTGGAAGGGCGATTTGGTCACTGGCGAATTTAATAAAGAGCATGGGCAGATGACCAATAATCTAGCTCGAATGTTTATCAAACTATGTGAACGCTACGCAACTAGAGGCAATGTTCGTGGTTATACCTATAACGACGAAATGCGAGGACAGGCTATTCTTCAACTTACACAAATTGGCTTACAGTTTGACGAGTCCAAATCAAACAATCCATTTGCTTACTACACTGCTGCCGTTACTAACAGTTTTGTACGAATCATCAATATTGAAAAACGAAACCAAAACATTCGAGACGACATTCTCGAAATGAACGGTATGAACCCGAGTTGGACTAGACAAAACAGCGGAGGAGGAGGGGGTGCCGCTGCCGGCCCTGTTATGATTGACGGTGGCGGAGATTGGGATTGATCTTTGTTTTTAAAACAGTTAAAATATACCTATGAATCTATTTAAAAAAGTAGCTTGTTTCACTGACATACATTTTGGACTTAAAAGCGGTAGCCGTACTCACAATCAAGATTGCGAAGATTTCGTCTCTTGGTTTTGTGATACAGCTAAAGCACAAGGTTGCGAAACTGCGATTTTCCTAGGCGACTGGCATCATAATAGATCGACTACCGATGTCAGTACTATGAACTATACCGTTAGTAATCTAGAACGTCTAAGCCAAAGTTTTGAAAAAGTCTATTTTATTCTAGGCAATCACGATTTATTTTACAAAGACAAACGTGAAATTAATTCTATTGAATTTATGCGCTTGTTTCCTAATGTGATTCCAATTAAAGAAACACTAACTGAAGGCGATGTAACAATTATGCCTTGGCTAGTTGGCGATGAATGGCAGACAGTTTCTAAAATTAAAAGCAAATATATTTTTGGTCATTTAGAATTGCCTAATTTCTTTATGAACGCTATGGTACAGATGCCGGACCACGGACAGTTACAAAGCACACATTTTGTTAATCAAGACTATGTGTTTAGCGGACACTTCCACAAACGTCAAACTGGTAGAAACATTACCTATATTGGAAACGCATTTCCTCACAATTATGCCGATGCCGGTGACGACGATCGAGGAATGATGATTCTAGAGTGGGGCAAAGAGCCCGAATATCATGCTTGGCCTGATCAACCTACTTATAGAGTTTATAAGCTAAGTCAAATAATCGATACTCCTCAAAAGTTGCTTAAAGATAAAATGCACTGTCGTGTTACTATCGACTTGCCTATTACATTTGAGGAAGCAAACTTTATTAAAGAACAGTTTATTCCCGAGTACAATCTTCGTGAACTGATGCTGATTCCGGAAAAGGCTGAAATATCTGAAGGATCAACAATACCAGCGGATTTAAGTTTTGAAAGTGTTGATACTATTGTTATGAACAATATCACAAGCATCGAATCAGATGCGTTCGATAAAAAATTACTGTTGGACATTTATAACAATCTATGATTAAAATTAAGAATTTAACTGTTCGCAATTTCATGAGTGTGGGTAATCAAACCCAGGCTGTAGACTTTGACAAAGGTCAACTTACTCTTGTCCTGGGCGAAAACATGGATCTCGGCGGTGACGACAGCGGAGCTCGTAA